GTTGGAGTTGGAGTAGGGGTTGGAGTAGTGGTTCCTGGTGCTTGAGTTATATCAGGCATTCCCTGATTTAAATACTCCAGTGCTAAGTCATATAAAGTTTTTGCCATTATCTTCTCCCGTCGGGTTGAACGTCAATTCTAAATGTACCAAAACGCCAATTTTGATTAGCCCCATCATTTTCTATTTTAAGGTTAACAAAACGGCCCCTGGCTCTAGTATCCTTTTTATCAGTACTTGCAGTGATTGTAAAGGGGCTTAATGCTGTTGTAGTTTCCGATTGTTGAGGGTATCTTTTGACTGCTAAAGTTATTTTAGCGTCTCCTTGTAAATTTTTAAAATCAGGTACAAATCTTCTAACTGCTAAGAAAGTCTCTCCGGATATTGCTGGTCCAGAAGCCTTGCCATCAGGCCCTTTTTGTTTTGATTGTAGGTCAAAATCATAAGATTTAACAAAGGAAGTAACGGTTGTTGTAGTACCATTTGGATTAACTTGGTCTGTCCCTACTTCGTGTTCAAATAGTACTGTTTGACCTAAACCATCTTCTCCTACTATAATTGGAAAAGTACCTGAATTAGTACTATTAAATTTAGTTGCAATAGGTTTTGGATAAATACTAGCATCAAGGTAAGTTGTTCTAGCTTCAGTTCCAGTGTACCACACTCCACCTTTCATAGCTTCTCCATAATTAAATACTACATACTGATCATTGTATTCTGAATTAGTTGAAGGGTAATACCAAATAACCTCTGTAAACAAATTATTAATACCTGCATTTATTTGTTGACCTTTAGTAGTGTCTATTTGATCATAGACATAATCTTCAACAGAACAAGGTAAAGATTTAACGGTACCATCAAACATAAAGAATCCATTAGTAGACATCCAAAATGCAACACCATCAATTTCAATAGCTGCATTCTTACCTATCAATCCACAGTTAGTACCTACTTGTTCAAAACCAAATGTAAATGGAGCTCCAATAAATTTCATTGTATATACAGCATTATCTGTCCACACTAGAATAGTTTCTTTAGCTTTTAAAGATCCTATAATTCTAGTTCCATCTTGTAATCTTTGAGACCCTGCCGAGTTAATAGCTGTAGGGGTATAATCATTTATATCTTCTTGATCTGAAAATCTTATAAACATATCATCTTGTGTTGAAGTTGATCCAATAGTTGTTTCAGTTCCTAAATGAATTAAATGCCTGGTTGTGGGTGAAACTAAAGTAACTCTAGTTGCAGTTGGATTATTTGTAGTTGAAAAACCTGTAGTGCCTGTAGATGCTCTTGTTGTAAATCTTGCAGCTATACCCGAGTTCCAAGTAAAAGTTTTACCGTTTGCAATAGTTGCAACTAATACTTGACCAAAATTACTCAATGACCATAAGGCAGATTCTAGAGTCACTTGAGAAGCTTGAACAGCTGAACCCCAACCAGAATAATCTGAGGCATCAGTAACTGCAGATCCAGTACCATGAGCTTGACCATTTGATGTTCCAGTAGTAGCCGTTCCAAATGCTCCTCTAGTAATACCAGTTAAAGTATTTGTACCTTTTCCCGTATAAGAAATTAATTCATTACCGACTGCTATAGTTCCTGCAGTTGGAAATCCTGCATTAGATACAATATTAATTGTAGTTCCTGATCCTGCTGTTCCTGCAGTATCCGCAGTTAAAACTCCATTTAAAGCACTGGTTAAGGCTCCTGAAACAGTTCCACCATATTGAGAAATACCAAAACCATAACCATAAGATTGTGCTGCGGGACCTATTTTTTCATAAGGTATAACAGAAATACTTCCTCCAGTAGATACAGTCGCTGTTGCATTAGTACTTTGAGTAATTGTAAAAGTTGTTGTTGTGGGTGCTGAGGTTACTTGAAATAATTTATCATCAAAAACGTTTGGATTATAACCTGTATTACTAGGTAAAGTAACACTAGCAAATAAAACAATATCTCCTGGTTCTAAACCATGTGCACTTGCTGTAGTTATTGTACAAATTGGAGAGTTCTGAACTGTTGCAATTGTTGAAGAAGCTAAGGGAGTTTTTAAAGGTGTTATATCAAATAGCTGACCTTCAAAATATATAAGTAAAAATTTATCTGTTCCTATTGCAACATATCTATTTCCGTCCAAATCAACAAATGCAAATTCTTTTCTAGCTACTCCTACAATAGTATCTGATAAAAGAGAAGACCAACCCCCTACTTTTTCAGGTAAGTTATATCTAAATCGTACATTGTCTGAATCTACCCAACGAAACTCTGCACCTGAAGTGGTGTCCTGTTTATCAATTCCAGGTAATACTTTAAAATCAATAAGAGCCATGATCCATGCTCCTTATGCTGTGTTGGTTTTAAATGCCCAACCTCTTGTTGCATCTATATATAACAAAGTAATAGATTGACCATTAGTATTTAATGTTAAATTACTTGTGCCAGAGTTAATAGGTTTACCATTTCTGTTAATAATACAGTTGTTAGATCCCCATGTTCCTCTAGTATCAATTATACTTACTTCATCTCCTACAGCCGGAGATGCGGGTAAAAGTATGGTAATAGGATTAGAAGAAGTGTTAGCTAAAATTTGATCTCCTGAAACAGCCGTGTAAGGTGTGTTTGAATCTGTAATTGTATTATAACCTTTTTCAGTTATACCTTTAGTAGTATTTGTACCGTCTGATTTAACTAACATGACAGCACCTGTAGGTATTGCTAAAGCTGTTCCACTTGCTGTTAATACGCTTAAAGTTCTATTTGATGTTCCTCTAACTGTAGTGTCTTCAATAATAAAAACTCTTTCAGCTCCTGCAGGCATAGTAACAGTTCTATTTGCTGTTAATGTTCCTGTTAATTTAATATATAAATTTTTACCATTTGAAGTAGCTCCATTATCTAAAGCCAAAGTAACGTCAGCTCCACCTACAGCTAAAGATAAATAACCTGAAGCTGCTTGTTGTAAAATTTGTAAATTTGTATTTGTTATAGTTCCCCAAAGACCTGCTTTTTCTCCAGTGGTTACTAGTTCTAATTTTAAATCTGATGAGTATGATGATGCCATAATTTATTTAAAAGGGTTCAATTGGTGTCCATGTCATATCTACTCCTGGTATTATATCATTCCAAGTGATGACCCCTGCTTCTCCTGTGTTAGCTATTAGTTGTGATCCCGTAGGATTTACTAAAGCGGTTCCAGTTACTGTAACACTTCCAGTAGATAAGGTCAACGCATTTCCAGTTACAATTGCCGTAGCGCCTCCAGAAGCCACAACAGTTCCAATACTTAATGAAGTAGCGTTACCAGTAACAGAAAAATTAGCATCTGCTGAAATTGTAACAGTTCCGGTTCCTAAAGTAAGTCTATTAGGATCTACTGGAACAACAGTACCTGCTATTACTACTGGAGTACCAATACTAATATCTAAGGCATTACCTGTTACTTGGATTATTACATCATTATCATCAGCAACCGTTGAGAACGGTCGTTCAGAAAATGAGGCAAATCCAAAAAGCATTGGTTAACTCTCCAATGTTTCTATTCTAGATTTTAAACTATCGTTTTGTGTTTTAAGTTCTTGTATAGCATTAACTAACACTGGTATTAATGATCCTCCAGTTAATTTTAAAGATTCTTCAAATTCATTATCAATAATAACATTACTTCCACCATTTTCTTTTTCTAAAGCTAAAATATCTTGTGCTTTAAATCCATATCTTACACCACCACTTGTAGTGTCTTCTCCCCTGGCAGTTCTAAATTGAAATGAAATAGGATTTAATTGATTAACAAAATTTAAACCATGAGGAACAGTTCCAATATTAGTTTTATCTCTTTGGTCAGAAGTTACTGTCCAATCAACTTTTACATAAGAATTAGTAATTTCTTCATTTCCCATTACTAGTCTATTGCTTTGACTACTAACATTAATCATACCATTTTGAACTCCAGAGACATGACCAATCGCTATATTATTACTACCTGTAGAACTAGCTAATGCACCAAACCCAATAGCTACACTATTATTACCTACTACATTTGCAAATAAAGCACAGTAACCAAGAGCAGTAAGTTTGTCTCCTGTTGCGTTAAGTCTTAAAGCTGATCTACCTATTGCTGTGTTACAAAAACCTTCTGTATTATTACCTAAAGTATCTTTACCAAATGCTGCGTTTTCATAACCTGTTGTGTTAGAAAATAAAGCTTTAAGTCCAACTGCTGTATTGGTACTACCTGTTGTATTAGAACATAAGGCTTCATTACCAATAGCAACATTTGCATCTGCTGTTGTATTACATCTTAAAGCACCAAAACCTACCGCAACAAGAGTATCTCCTGTAGTGTTACATATTAAAGCATCTTTACCCATTGCTGTATTCTGGCAACCTGTTGTAGTTTTTCTCAATGCACATCTTCCAACTGCTGTGTTATCAGAAGCTGTTGTGTTAGCGTATAAAGAACTAACTCCTACTGCTGTATTTCTTGTTCCTGTAGTGTTAGATCTTAAAGATTCAAAACCAACTGCTGTGTTATCATCTGCTGTTGTGTTACAAATCAAAGCACTAGTACCAACTGCTGTGTTACTAGCACCTGTAGTATTTTTAAACATACTATTAGCACCTACTGATGTATTATTAGAGGCTGTTGTATTATTTGCTAAAGCAGTGTCACCAATTCCTACATTTTGTTCTCCTGTAGTATTGTCTAACATAGATTTGTTACCAACTGCTACATTATTAGTACCTGTTGTGTTAGTTGTTAAGGCTTGAAAACCCATTGCTGTATTAAGAGAACCTGTTGTGTTAGCTCTCAAAGATTCATAACCAAAAGCATTATTTTGTGTTGCTGTTGTATTAGCACATAAGGCTCTGTATCCAACTGCTGAATTGTCTGCACCTGTTGTATTTTTATTTAAAGATTCAAAACCAACAGCTGTATTATTATTAGCTGTTGTATTTTCAAATAAAGCATCTTTACCTACAGCTGTATTATTATCACCTGTAGTATTTTCTTTCATTGTAGTTTTTCCAATAGCTACATTAAAACAACCACTTGTAGTTTTTTCTAAAGAATCATTTCCAACTGCTGTATTGCATAAACCTGTTGTAATAGCAGCTCCAGAATTTCTTCCAATCGCTGTATTATCTGAGCCAGTAGTTAATTTAGTTAATGCCTTATGACCAACTGCTGTATTCTCATCACCACTTGTTAAATCATCAAATACTTCAAATCCAACTCCAGTATTACAAGAAGCTGCATTTAAAGTCCCTGTGCCATCAGTACCTACTAATAAACTTCCTACAAAATTTGTTCCACCTTCTTTAAAAGTTACTCCACCAGAGACATTTGCAAAACTTAAAACACCAGAACCATTTGATTGTAAAAATTGGTTAGCATCGCCATCATTATTTGGAAGAGTTAATGTATAGGAAGCTGACGCTGAATGAGGTGGTGCTTTAATTTTAACACCATGAGAATTTTGAGAACAGTTTAATTGTATTGTACCATCCGTAGTTCCATCACCTTTAATTTCTAATCCAGGCGAACCTGAAGTTGTAATAAAACTTGTCTTGTCTTTTGTAACATTGGCCGCTGTAATATTTGCTGTTACTACAGAGTTAGCAGTTACTAATTTTGAGTCTTTAATAGATAGACCATCGACAGTCACACCATTGGCTGATGTTACTTCATCAATACTGTCTACCTTTAAAATTGACGACATATTAAACCTTTGTTTTTAATTAAGCTGTGTATGCTTTACCAGCAGTAATAGCAGAATTAGAAGCAGCCATACTCTCATTGGTCCAATAATCTTTAGCAACCATAAGTTCTAGGTGTTCAACGTTTCTATCAACAGCTGATTGTTTATCAGCAGCTTCATCGTCTGCCATTGAAGTACCAGCAATAACGCCATTAATTAATTTAACACTGTGTCCCATAGCTGTATGATCTTGTGCTATTTCTTCTGCAGTTTTTACTTCGCTCATATTATATCCTTGTTAGTTAGTTGCGCATGCAACGGGTTTATTTATATCAAGATTCCTATAAGAATCAAGAATTAACTTAGGTTCTACCATATTATTACGAGGATCGCTATCCTTATATCTAGCTTCATCCCACTCATTTCCCATATGAAACT